CACTCTTGTAATTTGTTTTATTAACATGCTCTAATAGTACTGTTGGCTTTGGTCTTGACATAAAGTATCCTTACTATGTTTATTTATGCCAATTAACTACATATATAATTGCTAGAATCCGCCACCATCCATTTCAACTTTAAGTACAGCTTCGGCTTCTTCTGCTTCTTTAATAGCAGTTAATGCCGCAATCTGTGCTAGTAATTCAAATATATCGTTGTGCAAATTTCTAACATCTGTAGCAGACAGTGTTAGATCTTTGCTGTTAGTTTGATTCATTACCTTAACTCGGTTGTTAAATGCCTTTAAATGCAGGCTAAGTTGATTCTCCATCATGACCCCCATTTGCTATTTTTAATTGAATATTTCGTTCTTCTTGTGTTTTGAATGGACCTTGATATGGATACCTATTTAAAGTAATTAATTTTGGACAATAGCTTTTTACCCATCCATTATTAAACTGTACAATATAGTATCCTGCACAGAAGAAACTCTTACTTTTGCTACCTTTAGTAAACACTGGCAACTTATGTTGTACGTCCCATAAAGCATTTTGCGGTTTATTTTCGCAAGGGTATCCGTATACTTCGTGGGTTTCTTTTGCTACTTTAGTTACTTTGGTTTTATCAATAATAATGTTATATCGATCGCTTAACAGTTTTAGACTACTAAACTGTTCACGCTGGCCGTCATGTACTAATGTAACACCTTTGTTACCGTCATTGGCAAGAATAGTAGCAACTTTGGTACCGTCACTTTCAACTACCCAACATTTATTCTTTACAATGGTTCGTGCTAATAAATTAAATACTGGTCCTTCACAACTATCTGCACCTACGCAGGTTTTTTCAAATTGACAAAAGCGTTTATACTGTTCCGACATAGATAATTCCAATATATGTTAAGTAATGCAGTCCTTGATCTGCACCCATCCAAACCCAAAACATGCGATCTGTGGTGCTTAGGCCCTTATTTAGTTGTTGTTTTGCCCAATCGATGTGATAGTGTAGAACAAAGTCTAAGAACGCTAGACCAATAATAACGTTAGCATGATTGACAAAGCACACTAGGATTAAGAATGTCCAGCTAGCATGCACTAATGAGTGATGAATACCACCCGTGGCACCGTATATACCTTTTTCACGCAGCATGTAATCATACTGCATAATAAAATCAGCAATAAAATGTTTAATGCCAAACAATGCCAATAAGACAAAGACGGTAGTAGTCATAGTTAGCCTCTAATAAAAGTACTGCGTGACTTAGGAGTTTCCCACCAATCAATACGATCCACGGTTACATTTAACTTTTTCATCTTAGCGTCGACTAACTCTGCCATCCAGCTGGATAAGTTTTCGCTAGTAGGAACAAAGTCTACAATAAAGAAACCTTCGTAGTATTCATACTCCGGTGTGTTCGGTTCCAAGTCACTCAAATCAAGCGTACTACCTGCGTATTGATCTGTTTCTGGAATATACACTGGAATCATTGCACGTGTGCCAATTAATTGACCAAACAATGGGTCATTAACATCCAGCATAAACTGATGATCAATATATTCATTAATCCATTTCTTCAACCATTCTAAATGACGAAAGTCTGTTACCATACCTGTTGCATCTAATGTGCCAGTCGGGCTCTTTAAGAACACTTGCATCTTGCCCTCGTGTCCATGTAAATGTCTGCAAGCGCATTTCAAATCTGCAGCATACTCGCCATTTAATTGCTGGCTCCACACCCGATGACCGTAGCAAAACTCGAACGTCTTATCTATTACATGTGCCATATTATTTTCTCCATATTGTTATATTAGTATACATATTTTTTAATTTATTGTCAAACTCTAATTCAGTGCCTATAATTTTACAGGCCAGTATAAGATAACTAGATAATTTTAGCATCATGTAATAAGTTTTCAAGCCCACGTTGTCGCTCTAAGAACTTAAAGAATAGTGCGAGAGTATTAACTGCATCAATGTCTGCTCTGTGCGCTGTGCCTTTGAACTGTAGTTTAAACGTGCCCATAGCACTAGCAAGCCCGCCACTAGGATTCTTGCCACGTGCAAACATCATAAACGTATAGAACGTTTTACAATCAATCCAACGACGACCGAAGTGTGGAAAGTCTGCATAATTTTTACAGAACTCATCTAACAGTTCTCTACTATCACCACCACCCCAAGTGATTGGGTTGATCCAAGTGTTATGTTGTTTGATTAAGTCACTGAGTTCACGTGCAACTGTAGCATGACTTACACAGTTTAATCTAATATCGTGATCAGTAATACCAGTCAAATCGATAATAAATTGATCAATCGGCTCGTTTGGATCGATATACCATTTCTTAGTTATGTAATTTTCAAACTTATCATTGGCACTGCCAATGGCAATACCAACCTGAATGATCTTACCACTGGGTTGGTTTAATTCTAAGTCTAGTGCTAAAAACTTCTGTGATTTATCTATCAAAATTTACTTTCTAATTAATTAAATGATACAATGTTACTGCTTGCGCAGGATAACTAGCACACATCCATTCTGCCATGTTGCTGGCATTGTCGCTTAGTTTAACTAGGTCATACTTGCCGCAGAACTTTAAGAACTGCGCACCTACCATAGGACGATTAAGTGCAGTTGCATTAGCTTTGATAGTTTCTTCTATCATAAGTTTATACTCTTTAGGCTGTGCTGCTAAGTCTACTAACGTAACGTTACGATTGTAGTCATCTAGCACACGATGCTCATCACCGTTATGATCAGTCCAACGTTGTAGCATTAGGTTATTCCAAGCATAACCTTGTTTGTCTTTGTCACCAAACGCTTCTTCTAGACCTACTTTGTTCTTAGTGCCTTTAGTACGTACACCGGGATACGCACTAAAGATATTATCAGTAGGGTCGCCACGTACACATTTTTCAAATAAGATGAACTTAGGATCTGGAATCTTTTTAGGTTCTTTAGTTTTCTTGTCTATAACAAGTTTACCTTTCTTATCGTATATACCGGTAAGGGTGTGTAATTCATCACTAATACCGTTGTATTGATTAACGTTATCACTTAATAATTGATAAAAGTCCGTGTCACTTGACACAATAGTGTGATGGTCAGTTGGATGTGTTTGTATCCACCCTGCTACCAAGTCATCTGCTTCTAAGTTAGCATGTTGTAATACAGTGCAATTAGTCCGTTCAGCTAAGAACGTCTTCATAGCGTCAAAAGCGTCCCAGAACATTTGCTCTTCTTCTTGTTCTGCTTCAGTCTTGGCAGCACGTGCCACAGCGCGATTGGCTTTATACGGAGTATAAAAGTCCTTCCGCCAGCTACGACCTTCTAGACACACGATAACGTGGTCCGCTTTTTGGTCGCGCCATGCTTTGTTAATTGATGCTAGGGTAACGTGTATAGCAAAGCCTAACTTATCCCAGGTATCGCTTTGTCTATGTGCGCTGTGTCTAGCACGGAAAAATGTGTTTGCTGCATCTACGATTAAGTATCTCATGTAGTTATTATACTTTCATTTATGATTTTTGTCAAGTGATTTGCCCATGCTTGATGTGCATCTGCACCATAATGATAACTTGTTGGGGTAACAGGTGTGTAACCCTGTGATTTTAATAAATTAAAAAATGAACCAGCATGGGTGTATGGTTCATAATATGAATTACACCATGACAATTGGGTAGAAGTAGTCAACCCACTAAAGGTATTAAAGAATAAATGTGGTATGCTTTCAGCAACTAATCGCTGATGCAAATTCCATATTGCTTCTTGAGCTTGATCACAGTATTGTTGTACACTATGTCTATCCAATACCCAATGCTTATAAGCTAGTACTGCATCATCGGACAATCCATCGGTGGACATGTTTGCGCTAAACTGATGCCAATATCCATCAATGAAAAACTCTTCGCGTTCCCAAGTTGCCCAACCGATTATTATTAAATCTGGATTAGGATTGGTTTCTAAATATTCGTAGGTTGTTCGTAGCATACGTTGATTGCTACTGCCACTTTCGGCTTGACAGACAAGGGTAGCATTGTATTGATCTGCTATTCGTTGCCCATAACTAACTTTGACATTATCGGGGTGTGGAACCCTACCAGCTGCAGTCTGCGTACGGTCATAATGATCCCAACCCATAGCTGGATCATCGGATAAAAAACAGTATGCATTGGCCGCTTCTGCTCCTGCACTGTGGCTGTCACCGTTTACATATACTATCAACTTACTTCCGTTCTACCATTGCCCAGATCACGTCTACGTTCATTGCGTTTTGATGGATCGGCTTGATCTTGTTCGTATGATTCTGTGATTACATTGCGACATATTGCTTTGAACCAATTATCTACAATATCAGCATCTGTTCGACCTTGATAGCCTGCACGTATTAAGTTGGCTACAAATTTATCATTCCAATCTAATTCAAATGCACCATTACCTGGATCATCGGGATCTAAATCCATACTTAATATCTTTACCCAAGGTTCGCCATTTTTAGTAGCAAGTTTTTTGTCTGGATCTTCTACTACTTTCTTTTTACTAGCACGTGGCTTTTTAGGTTTAATAGCCGCTGGATCTGCACTAGCAACCTTGGGTGTTTTAACCTGTGTACGTTTCTTGCCTTCGGTTATAGGCGCAATCTTACCTGTTTCAGGCTGAGCTATATTTGTTAATACATTTTTAATTTTATTCCACATACTATTTCCCCCAACTGTTGCCCCAAAGATCAACATGTAATCTTGGGCTGTAATAATAACCGCGTAGCATTGCTTCGTCTGCTATATGAAACTTGTTACCATCATACACACTAACAACACCACCAACTGGCATAACATAAACTACGCCTGTAAAGCCTGCAGCCCTGTATGCTGCCACAGCACGATCAACTTCATCAAAGTCATTGGGCGTTTCGATAACAAACTTGAGATAAGTTGTACCAACCTTTTCATAGCTTGCTACAATCTCAGGTTTAATAGCATCTTCCCAAGTTTCACCGCTAGCACTTAACTTTGGACTTACACTAAATGTAATTTCACGTGCTTGTCTTTTCCATAGTTTCAAGTATGCGGCAAAGTCATCATGCAATGCCTGGGTGCCATTTGTTTCAAATGTTAAGTTAAGCAAGTTAAACATGTCATCATGTGCTAACAACTTAGGAAATGACCGTTGCCATCCTAATAGTGGCTCACCACCTGTTATAACTAAATGTACGTTGTTGCCATTAGCCTGTTGCCAATTGTTATTGGGCACAACATCTAGCATCTGCTTGACTGTTTCGTCTATGGATAACAATGGACTTAAACTTTTAAAGCGTGGATCCCAACTAGCATAGCTATCACAGCCTGTATTAACAAGTGGCAGGTCGTTGTAGGTTTTGTACTGCTCAACTTTAACTACATTACGTTCTGTACTAATCTCACCACGTGGCATACCAAAGCCGCCGCAGGTAAAGTTACAGCCAAATGTACGTAGAAACAACGACGGGACACCAATAAAGCGTCCTTCGCCCTGCGCACTATAAAATATCTCACTGACTTTTAATTTCATTATCTTTCCCAAGGGTAAACAATCCAAACATCTTTTTCTGCTTTATTGATAGATACTGCACAGTAATCAACACAGCGACTAAATTTACTAGACAAATTATCAACTAATACAGCTATTTTAACATTATTCCCCCAAACTTGCAACCAGTGTGCATCGGATGGATGGCAGCTATTTTGCCAATCGTTAGTAATCCAATCTAACGTAGCACCAGTATCGTTAATGTCATCTACAATAAGAATGTTTTTACCATTGTATGCATCTTCTGCCATCCATAAATTACTTTCTGGACCGTTATCACTGTCGCGTAGACTAACCTTAAGTGTTTCCATAGGAATACCTAATGTATTACTCATGATAACAGCAGGTATTAGCCCTCCACGAGTAAGACCAACAATGTAGTCTGGACGCCAATTATCTTTATACATTTTAAATGAGATATCATTAACCATCTCATGAACGTGTACATAATCATAATACTTTTTATTAATATCCATAGTTCTTTACTTCCTTATTAAAATGCCTTGACTAAACTTAGCCCAACTACGTTGTTTGATACACCACTTTGGTTTAGGTAATTCATTTGGTGTTCACCGTAGGCAATTACGTTCATTGATGCAGTGCGATATTTGTAGTATGCGCCAACATCGTATTCATTTACAGATGGAGTAATGCTAACTTTTTCCTTAGAATAATTAACAGTACCGTTGGCATTATATCCTGTTGGTATATCCACATTAACCGTGCCTTGATAGACTGTAACTGGTTGACTTAAGGTAGCACCGTAGCTGTGTGCATCTTGCGACCAATCTAATCCAACATTCCAACTGTAGCTTTGAGTTGCACTTACATTAGTAATCAACCCAGTGGACTGCATATTAGTTTCGGTTTGTCCTAACCAAACACTACCAAATGCACTCATATGTTTATTTAGGTCATAATGTCCAGTGAAGTTAGAAAATGTAGTAAAACTACTCTGTACTTGTCCTAACGCACCACTAATACTATTACCTACCCAAGTGTTTTGTTCATTTAACATACCAAAACCAACACGCACGTTAGCCCTGTCATTTAACTTGGTAGTCTTACCAATTTCAGCTAGGCCCAAAGACGCAACATCGTTGGCACTGAACTTAAAGTCGTATTCGCCAGACTGTAGTTTGGCATTAGCTGTGTAAAAGTTTAACTTATTATACGGATTAAATTCCTCGTAGAAGTTAGCTTTGGTATTTGGGTTAAAGTCGGCTCTAGCACGTTTTGTATTTGCGGCCTTGCTCATGTCAACATAGTAATCACGTTCAAAATCATCAGTAACCATAACACTGCTTAATTTACTGCTGATTGCTGTTAACCCGCTGGATGTATTGGTACTGAACCCGCCCGACAATGCAATCTTATTAACCCTGCCAGTAGTGGGAATGCCTAATGCACCCACAGGTCGAGTGGCACGTTCTAAGTCAAGTAGGCCTTGACCGTGTATTTCTTTATTATAACCTGCAATATTCTTATTAGCCGTTACCATTAACAGTTTAACAATATTTTCAGCCTTCATAGTCGGCCACATTTGATTGATAACTGCAACACTGCCAGATACTACAGCCGCCGCTTGGCTAGTGCCTGTTTGTATATTATATGCATCACCAGTCTTACTTGCTGTGAACGCATTACCTGGCGCTAAGATATAGAAATCACTTACCCGATATAGATCCTTACACTGTCCGTTAACTACACTCCGACATATACTGCCTGCTCGGTTACTATAACCAGCAACAGCATCCTTATCAACGTCCCATGCACCTGCAATAATAACGCGACCGCCTAGAATTAACTTACCGTTAGCATCTGTGGCTGTGGCCAACGTACCCGGTTGCTCTGCATAAGCTCGTCCGCTATTACCGGCACTGTTGACTAATACCATGTTAGGACTTAATGCTGCGGCCCAGGTGTTAGGATTTTCATTCATAAAAAATCTACCAACGTATCTCGGATCTTTGTTGGCCCAGGTTACGCCGTCACTTAACCTATACATATTTTTAAGATATGCCGCATCATAGGTATAGTTTGCTGAGATGTTAGCTACAATTGCACCAAGATCGCTGCCCCATTTTAATGCATTACGTGCCTGAGTAAAGTTAAACGCAGTATTATCTGTTACTTTAGCAATAGCCAATTGTGCATCTGGTGCAACACCAGCCATACCAATACCATCCCAATTACCTGCGGCAATGCCAGCAAGTCCAGTACCATGTCCCTGTACATCAACTATGCCATTTTTACTTTTGATAAAGTCTCGAGTAGCAAATATACTACCTGCAAACTCTTTGTGACTGGCATTAATACCACTATCGATAATAAGAATTAAACTACCTTTACCTGTATAACCACGTGCCCATGCGGAACTGGCATTGATCTCTTTGAGAAAATCGTCACCAGTTTTGCCTTTGGCAATAGTGTCAGCGGTATATTCGCTGGTGTTATAGGGAGTTAAGTTTAACGTTTCGGCATTAGCACCAACCGATGCCGCTAACAATAACGATAATATAGTACGTTTCATACACATCCTTTGAGGGTTAAGCGTATACACATTATACACTAATTTACAGAAAAGTCAACCGCTATATTAGCGCATATACTCCATTGTAACAATTTTACTCAATGATTCTGTAAAGTCTGCATTCTCTTCGATGATGTACAGTTTGATGCGTTCTTGGTCGTGCTTATCATCGTAACGTGCGGCTTCAACAATCTTCCCACCATTCGCACCATATACTTTAAATGTAATTACTCCGTCATCATCGTAGTTATGTGATACACGTTGCTGTGATGGTGTCTTATTCCCACTGCCAATCTTCTGACCAAACTTTTTACGCTGTCTATTTGAACTTGGTTCTGGTACACATTCTTCGTACGCATCTAATCGCCATTCATCTACTAGTCGAGTTAACC